CAATCAGCGCATGCATTACGTGGCCCTTGCTGCGCTCGCCTTTTGCCTTATCGCCTCCGTTGCGCTCGCATACCTTCAGGCTTACAAGGCAGCCGGCATAGTTGGAGGAATAACCGTTGTCGGCGTTGTGGGATCTTTCCTGAGAAGCCAATTCAAGGGCGGAGACAGTAAAGAGCAAGAATAAGCCGCCAAACACAACTGACCAACGAGCCCGCCATGAGCGGGCTTTTTTACGTCTGCATGAAACTAATTAGGATTGACCTATTGACATGATATTAGGCCTATCCTAATCTCTCTCCATCGGCCACCAAACGGAGGCCAAGCCGGAAGGGAGATGAGCATGAGCGAATACGTAGTAACGGAAGACTTGGCGCGCAAAGTCCTAGTGACTGTAGACGCGGGTCTTGTTTCAGGGATTGGCGAACCGACACCGGGATCGATGTGTGTCGAGGCTGCTGTTTGCTATGCGATGGGTTTGCCGCATTCGGATCGTCCAACGTGTGTCGGTTCGGCGGTTCGCGCATTCAAAATTCGATTGAACGATTCACGCTGGTCTTCAAATGCGGCACGTACTTCTGGCATGCGGAAGTTGGCTATCGCTCAGCTTGGCAGTGATGCCATCGACCAAAAAGCGTTTGCAAAGATTGTTGTTGAGAAGATCATTCGCCAGATCGTTCCGATTGCACTTCGCGCCGCCGCTAGTCGCAATCCTAAACATGCGGAAGCCTTGGAAGTCGCTGCGGTTCGTTGTGAAAACGAAGGAACGGGATCGGCGGCACGAAATGCGCGTGATGTGGCTAGAGCCGCATACGCAGCCGCAGCCGCATACGCATACGCATACGCATACGCAGCCGCAGCCGCAGCCGCAGCCGCAGACGCATACGCATACGCAGCCGCAGCCGCATACGCAGCCGCAGCCGCAGCCGCAGACGCATACGCATACGCATACGCAGCCGCAGCCGCAGCCGCAGCCGCAGACGCAGACGCAGACGCAGACGCAGACGCAGCCGCAGCCGCAGCTCGCGATAGCGTTTTTAACAAAACCGCAGAAATCGGACTAGCCGCACTTATCGAACTCAAGTCACCGGGTTGCGATTACCTATGGCTGACAGACCTCACCACCGAGACGGAGGCCTGAGCCATGGCTATCGCAGCGTTTGACGTTTTCAACCGTGGCGAACTTAAGGTTAAGCGGGGCTATGGGATCGAGTACGTAACCATGTTCGCGATCATCACTATTGAAGGATCGCGAATCTATCTATCCCGCGAAGAATCCATCCAGTTAGCCGCAGACCTGTTGGCGCTGACGGCGGATGTGGAGGAAAAGATATGAGCCGGTCTGGTTATAGCGACGACTGCGAGGACATTGGCTTATGGCGTGGCGCTGTGCAGTCGGCGACGTTTGGAAAGCGCGGACAGAAGTTTCTCTCTGACTTGCTTGTGGCCCTTGATGCCATGCAAGACAAGCGACTTATTGCAGACGAGCTTGTTACGGCAGATGGTAGTTATTGCGCCATTGGTGTTCTTGGCGCAGCTCGCGGACTGGATATGACGAAGCTTGATCCAGAAGACCGTTACGCCGTCGCGGACGCATTCAACATTGCACCAGCTTTGGCTGCTGAAATTGTCTTTGAAAACGACGAGCGATGGACGTTGGATAACTCACCAGAAAATCGCTGGATACGTATGCGCCAGTGGGTATCTGACCAAATCCTAAAGGGTCAGCCATGAACGCCCGTCAATCGCACCCTTTCACCTTCATCGACTCCACCAAGCCGCTACCAAAGCGCCGCCGTACCGACTGGATGGTGAACAAGTACGACGAATTGCGCGATGAACTAGGTCCGTTCGCTGCATTGTGGATTGGCGCTTATGCGGTCGTCGTTATCTGCGCGGCTGTGTCGGCTATTGAGATTTTTGAGGGATTCTTTTTATGAGCGCCCTACGCAGCTACGACGATTGGAAGTTAGCCAGCGGCGAACCCGATACCGATGCGCAATTCGCTGCCGTTGAGCGCGCCGAGGATGCCATCAAGTCAGACCGCGAAAAGGTCGGTGAACTTCTGTTCGATAACCTGCCGTGTCGTGATGATGCCGAGTTCAGTGACGAAGTTCGCGAGATGGCAAACATCACCGCTTACGCGATCCAGGCGTGGCCAATCATCGAGTGCCTATCTACTGGCGTACCTCTGACGCCTTGGCAAGAGGCGATGCTTCCGAAGATGTTCCATGCGCTGAAACCGTGGATCGATAGAGAGCCGATTGTGATTCGCGAGGCCGCGGAAAATGACGTGGAGGCAGGTTTTGACGAGACGGCGGATCAGAGGAATTACCGCTAATTAATTTTTACCAACCAACAAACAAAGGGAAAACACCATGACAGTTTCAAAGAATACCGCACGTCCCGTCATCGTTTGCACTGAGCATCGTGGCGTGTTTTTCGGTTACGCCAAAGACACCAAGGGTGATGTAATTAACCTTGAGAAAGCACGCATGGCTATTTCTTTCGGAACAACGAAAGGTGTAATGGAACTTGCCGAGACGGGTCCGACACGTAACAGCAAAATCAGCGCTAGAGCTGATATCGAAGTGCGAAAAGTTACTGCTGTATTTGAAGTAACCGACGCGGCTAAGGGTGCGTGGGAGGCTGCATGACCTGGATGATCTACAAACCCGTTGTAACGGTTGTAGACGTACTGGACACGGGAGCTTGCATCGACGGTGTCAAAGAGTTTGTTTCAAAAGTTGGTGCCATTGTAGGTAAAGCATCGGACTACTTGTGCGAGGCGTGGATTCAGTCGGCAGCGAATAGCTCCGGCTACGGCTACGGCGACGGCTACGGCGACGGCTACGGCTACGGCGACGGCGACGGCTACGGCGACGGCGACGGCGACGGCGACGGCGACGGCTACGGCGACGGCTACGGCTACGGCGACGGCTACGGCTACGGCTACGGCTACGGCGACGGCGACGGCTACGGCTACGGCTCCGGCTACGGCGACGGCTACGGCGACGGCGACGGCTACGGCTACGGCGACGGCGACGGCTACGGCGACGGCTATTAACCCACCCAACACAAGCCGGTTAGCGGCGAGAGGAATTAATATGAATACGGAACTGCAAGTCATCGAACGCGCCGAGCTGGCTCTCGGGTTTGCCACGCGCAAGGCTGAATTGGCTGAGCTGGCGAAGCAGTCGGCGCGCATTACTGGCATCACGAATGCTGCTGGTTACAACGAGTGCCACGCCGCGCGCATGCTGCTGAAGAATACCCGTGTCGAGATCCAGAAGACCGGCAAGGATGCGCGGGACGACGCGACCAAATTCTCGAAAGCCGTCATCGGCAAAGAGGGTGAGCTTATCGCCATCATCTCGCCCGAAGAGACGCGCCTCAACGCTCTGCAGGTGGCTTATGACCAGGCGCTGGCCGATGCCAAGCGTGCCGAAGAGGAGGCTGAGGCAGCGCGCATCGCAGCCATTCAGGAGCACGTTGACGACATTCGCGGCATTCCGCTAAAGCTTGTCGGCAAGTCAGCGGAATACATCGCGCGAGAGATTATCGACCTTCAGGCATTGTTGATTGACGAAGAGCGTTTCGCGGAATTTATCGAGTCCGCCCGTCTGGCTCAGTCCACCGCGATCGCCCGCCTTGAACAGATGCATACCGACCAGCTGGCGCATGAAGCGGCACAAGCGAAACTGATTGCCGATCAGGCCGAGCTTGCCCAGCTTCGCAAGGAACAGGATGAGCGCCTAGCTTCCGCGCGCAAGAAAGCAGATGAAGAGCGGGCCGAGGCCGACAGGCTGGCCAAGATCGAGCGGGACCGCTTGGCTGCGGAGGCGGAGGCACAGCGCCAGCGTGATGCTGCCGCGGAAGCGACACGCCGTGCTGTGCAGGAAAAGGCTGATCGTGAGGCTCGTGCCGAAGCTGATCGGGTTCGCGAAGATGAGGACAAGCGTCTAGCCGCACAACGTGAAGCGCAGAAGGTTGAGCAGGCCCGATTGGAGGCGCAGGCTGAAGAAGTTCGCTTGGCGCGCAACGAGGCACTGAAAAAGTCCGAAGCCGCGCGTGTCGCCAGCTTGACGCTTGGTGCTGCTGTTGCCGCTCTTATCGAATGGTTTGACGAGTACGGCGCCCAAGATGATATGGGCATTGTTCCGAAGAAACTCTTTTCCGACCTAAAGATTGCAGTCGCAAACGATGTAAAGCCGGCGCGCGTGAAAAAACAGGCTGCGGCATGAACGCGCAGATCAAGTCGCCGTTACTCACCAGCATCACCCAGTTCGCGCCGGGCATCTACCCCAACGTGCCCGCCGAGGTGTATCACCGCAAAGAGCTTGGCGTGGTGAACTGCGGCGCTCTGAAGCAGCTCTCCGTGACGCCGGCGCACTACCGCGCGTGGCTGGCCGACCTTGACGACAACGAGACACCCGCCAAGCATTTTGGTCGAGCACTGCATGTCGCCGTACTGGAACCGGAATTGTTCGACTCGACGTACATCATCGCCCGAGAGCATCCGTTTCGCCGTGTACCCGACCGCAACCGGAACGCAAAGAATCCCAGCCCTGAAACGCTGAAAGCATGTGCGTACTGGGACGAGTGGGAGCGCGAGATGGCTGGCAAGATTGAGATCAGCCACGACGACGCAATCATTCTGCGTGGCATTCAGGCATCCGTCGCCGCGCATCCGATCGCCGGCAAGTTGTTCCGCGGCGGACAGTCTGAGCAGACCATCATCTGGCATGACCGGGAAACCGGCCTGTTGTGCAAGGCACGGCTCGATTACTGGATCGCTGACCGCCGTATCGCCATCGACCTGAAGTCGACCGAGGATGCGAGCCCGCGAGGCTTTGCGAAGTCCGTCGCAAATTACCGATATCACATCCAGCACGCGCACTACAGCGAAGGCATGACGGCCACGGACAACGCCCTACGCGCATTCCTGTTCGTTGCGGTGGAAAAGTCCCCGCCCTACGCCGTCGCCGTGCACTGCATCGACGCTGACGCGGAGGCGCGCGGCTATGAACTGCGCCGGCGCGAGATGGATGCCCTTACCGATTGCCTGAAGACCGACAAATGGCCGGCATACGCGCCGTCGATCCACACGCTCGCGCTGCCGCGCTGGGCATTGAACGATTAACCCGAGGAATTACGCATGAGCGCAGTCGCTACACAAACCGAAACGCCGAGCCAGGCATTAGCCGCAGAGAGTCCTTTTTCTCTGTTGCAACGTAAGGCGAAGGCTTACGCCAGCTCGACGCTGGTTCCGAAGATTTACCAAGACAACATCGCCAACGTGATCATCGCGATGGAAATCGCGCAGCGCATCGGCGCGAACGAACTCATGGTGATGCAGAATCTTGCCGTCATTCAAGGCAAGCCGTCGTGGTCATCCACCTTCCTGATCGCCACCGTGAATGCCTGCGGCCGCTTCAAGCCGATGCGTTTCGAAGTTGTCGGAACGGACCCAAAGCACGAAGGCTACAAGGTCCGCGCCTACGCCGATGACAAGTCAGATGGCGAGCGCTGCATCGGTCCCTGGATCACTTGGACGATGGTTAAAGAAGAAGGATGGCTGCAGAAGTCCGGCAGTAAGTGGAAAACCATGCCCGAGCTGATGTTTATGTACCGAGCCGCTGGCTTCTGGTCGCGCCTGTACGCGCCCGAGGTAAGCATGGGCATCCACACTGCCGAGGAAGCCGAGGACATTGGCCAGCTCCGCACAGTGACGCAAGGCGGATTGCGCACAAGTGAAACGCTGCAGCAGATTGAGCATGAACTCGCCGACGACGCGCCGCGCGTTCCGTCCGTAGACGACATTACAGCCCAGCAGATCCACGACAAGCTTGCCGAAGCAACCACGCGTGACGAACTCGATGAAGCGTCGGCACTGATCACGTTGTTGGATCAAAGCGAGCGAGCAGAGCTTATTGCCTTTTGGGATGAGCGCACGCTGGCTCTGGCCGAGGCCTGAGATGAGCCGTAACCGCACAACGTTCGTCAAAGGCGAGATTGCTCCGCGCATAGCTGGCCGTAAAGGTCGCTGGAAATCACCGTGGCAGGTTCCGTACAACAAGGCCGCGAAGAAGACGATTCGGCTTGAGCTGATTCGGATGGCGGCGGAGGCGAGAAAGTGAATTCAGACGATACCGACTCGAAGCGCACGCTGAGCCAAAACTCAAAAATGTGGCCGATGCTGACCGATTTCTCACGCCAAAAAAAATGGCGCTGCACGGTCGCCGGAACCTGGGTGATGAAACTCATGCCGCCGGCTCAC